CTAGATTGTTCTTCAACAGTCCATCCTAGTGGTTGGATAACAATTTGTAGAGGATCTAAAAATACCTTCTCAAACTGTTTATCATAGTTTATATACTTATGTAGGTCTAATTCTTTTGGTAGTTCTTGACCAAAGGAAATAATATCTTCTTGAATGGTGTTTGGTGTTTTCAAGTATACAAATTTAATTTTATCACCATCTCGAATTGGCTGGTACTTTTTATCAAGTTTCAATTCCTTCAAGTGATGATTCAATAATAAAGCACCACGAACATGGATTGGTGTAGACTTACGATAGATCGTAGATGAAGCCATGTATTCTTTCATTCCATTTACAGATCTCGGGAACGCAATCTCTTCAACTGGTAGTTTGTTAAAATCATCTCTAAACGAATGTATGTAGTCGTGCAACTTCGACTGATCGCCTTCAAGAATGACCTTGATCGAATCTTTAAGTTTATTACGAATAACTTGAGGTGTAGACGACTTGACCATCTCCAAACCCATAACTTTGATCTTAGGTTCCGCATACTGCACTCCTTCTGAATTGTGAACATTCATAATGTATCGCTTCTTGGCAGTCCAGATTGCTTTGTCAGCCAAAACTTCTCGCTTCATCTGCATCTTCTGCGCATACGCATTCATGTAGGTAGCCAACTCTTGATATCCAGTATCAATGAATGGTTGGAAAACATCTTCGCAGATCTTATCCATGTACTTAATCTTTTGCTCATCAGTCTTACCAACACAAGTCTTTTCAACTAAGTCTTCAAGTGTAAGATAGATTGAATCTGTATCAATAGCAATAACATAGTCTTTACCATCGGTCTTCAAAGTCTTGTTCATGAATGCGTTTAACTTGTTTGCCATCCAACGGATGGACAACTGACCAGAAGTGGTGATACCCTCAGCCATACGCAAGTCAAAGTAACGGAAGTATTGATTACCCATCGCACCATAAGCAGAGTTCAGTGCAATCTTCATAGCCATCTGTAGATTATTCAGACGGCTAATTTCTTTGCGAAGATTGTTGTTCTTCTTATCGTGTTCGTATTCTTGTTGAACCTTTAGCATCTTCTTCTTGAATTTGCTTCGGTCATTATACATCTTTTCCATCAACTCAGGCATGAAGCCTTGCTTCTCTTTTGTATAACAAACACCATTGGCAGTCATGGCAACATCTCTGCGTTTCAATCCTGTTGTATCAAACTTCTGTTCTAGCAGATAATCAACATTGACTGTTTCACGACCATCAAGCAAAGTCTCTGGTGAGATATTATACTGCATGATCAAGTGAGGATATAGAGAGTTCAAGTCGAAGGAAGCCACCCACTTATGCAATCCAACAAGAGGATCTTTAACATACGCACCTTCGAACTGTGCGTCTTTACGACTGCTCAGATTCTGAGGAATGACAATACCTTTATTGCGCAGGTGGTTATAGATGATAGCATCCCACATACGAACCTGACTGAATACATCTTCATAGTTAATCTTGGCATTGTAAGCCATAGTCAACTGAAGTTCAATCAGTTTCATCTTGTCTTCTAGTTTGTCAACAAGCACCACATCATGAATGTTATAATCTACAAAAGTATCCCAATGATTAGTATAGAAATCTTTGAATGAAGTTCCAGGATTCTCTTTCTTCTTATCACCCAACTCTACAGAAGCAATGTGATCCAAACGATATGATTCTTGCGCTTGATATGTATACTTCTTATACAGGTCAAGATAATCTAGCATAGCAACACCTTGAATGTCGTATGTGATTTCTTCATTACCCTTCATTGTAATTTTGCGTTCATTGATCAATCCCCATGGAGAGATTTTCTTAGCAAGTTCATCACCATGAACATTAATAATCCTACGAATCAAATATGGAATGTCGAAGAAGTTAATGTTCCAACCAGTAACAATATCTGGACAATTATCTTGCCACCAAATGATAAACTCTTTTAACATTCGGGATTCAGTATCGAAATACTTGTAGGTTACATCTTCACGAGAATGTGTGTAGGGTTTACTGCCAAATGTAGTAATCTGTTTGGTCTTGTTGTCTTGAATTGAGATGAGTAGGATCTCTTCATTGGCAGTAGCAATGTCAGGGAAACCTAACTCAGTTTTAGTTTCAATGTCTATCGTAAAGAGTTTGATCTTGTCACTGTCGTGAATGATTTCATTTTGATAGTTGTCGCTAATATATTGAGCAATCCAATTCGTGTTGCCATAGATCTCAAAACCCTGAACATCTTTATATGATTCAATATACTCTTTGGTGTCTCGAATTGCTCCACATTCCAATGGAGCAACATACTTACCTTCTAGTGTTTTGAATTGTGTTGGGTTTTTCGAAGGGACATAAATTGTTGGCTTGAAATCTTCTTTGCGCCTGAATGGAAACCCTCGTGCGTCAATACCACGCACAAGCATCTTACTACCATACTGAACTACACTTGTATAAAATTCCATTTATTTCCCATATACTAACATCATAATGTCCAACGCACAGTCATGAGTTGGGTGGTGCTTGATAACATTGTGTCGTTGAAATGTTGGATGATTGACTTCGCAATATCCACTCTTTGCTGTATCTGCTAGTAAGTCTACCGCAGTTCTGACATCTCGCCAAACTGCATATGAAGCAATTGGTTCTTGTTCGCAAGAATAACAAAGACTATCGATAACCATCTGATCCAAAGATCCTCTAGCCCAAATAGTTTGTTCTGGTTCTGGGAATTGTGCCATGTAGTTTTTGATGGCATTGATACCATCGATAGCTGACAAGTCATCAGAGGATGGAACTAAACTTAATTTACGAACATACTCATGTTGCTGGTTCCACCATTCAACAGTTCGTTTATTCATTGTTCGTTTATAGTCTTTGATCTGTTCTTTAACATTAAACTTTACGAACATTGCATTCGAAAGAAGTTCTTCATAGGTAAAGGTGCTGCCAAGATCAAAGTGAATGATGGAAGCAGAAAGTACTACTGCTGAAGACTCGGTATCCAGCGTCTCAATATCGAACATATACATAACAAAACTCCAATTGAATGTGCCTCAGATATTATTATACCTGAGGCACGAATAAAAGACAACTAATTATAATGTTGCAAGTATTGAGGCTGGAGCTACTTGAATTCCTGAGCCGAAGATTCTATTGTATTCATTGACCATATTTTGGTCTGGAGTACATTCAGCTGCAATTGCATTTTTATATAGGTTAATATTGCCAGAAGAGTATGCCATGTATGGTGCCAATGCAACACCCATACCTGTTTCTGTTCTTTGCAATATAATCTGTGCTGGATTTTTCAGTTCAATTATATCTGCTTTCATAATAAATGCCTGAGCAATTAGCTCTTCACCATTGATCAACTTGTATACCATCACATCACTCATAATTCTTCCTGTTCAATTAAAAAATCTAAAAAAGATGCTGCTAAATCTGCATCATTAAATTGCCTAACAATAGTTGCAAAAGTATACAAGTGATAACCAACAACTATTATAGAATTGTTTTTCCATATGGAAATCTTTAGCACCCAATCTTTTCTTCGGATAGGTACATATGTTACCATGTTTGGAAATACACTTGCTTTTTTGTTCATACAAGTATTTAGGGAGAGCCGAAACTCTCCCTGCTTGTATGATTACTTTTGACTAGGGTTTGTAGGCACTTTGTCGTTCACCCAATCCCAATCATCATCTGTCATTGGGATCCAATTATTCATTTTACCTTACCTGCTTTGTAAGTTCTGAATGCTTGGATACCTTCACTAATACCAAGGATGATATTTTTAAAGTTGTTCAGCAGCTTTGTCATATTCATTCTCCTGTAAAAGTGTCTTCTTACCTTTGACATTTACTGGAACTTTCTTTGGCTTAGATTCTTCTGGAACTAAACGCTCCAAAGCGATCTTAAGCATACCATTGAATAGTTCTGCGTTCTTAACTTCGATGTGATCATCGATAGCAAAGGCACGAGTAAATGCACGAGTAGCAATACCCTTGAACAAGAAGTTGTCTTCTAAAGCATCAAGACTTGCGTCAACATTACCCTTAACAATTAACTTACCACCATCGATAGTGATGTCGATCTCAGACTCACCGAAACCAGCAACTGCTAATTCGATTGTGTATGAGTTCTCATCATTCTTGCGAATGTTGTAAGGTGGATAGTTGGGGATGTTTTTAGTTAGATCAGCATGTAACGATTGTAATTGTTTTGCTGATTCGTCAAAGCCGACAAAGAATTTGTCGAAGTCCTTGAATCCTGGACCAAATAATAAAGGGATGTTGTTTCCCATAGTAGTTCTCCTATTAAGCGAGTTATAAAATTACTCTACCCCAAATGGGCATAGAGGTTTGCTGGTTACAACTCCAGCGACATCGTGCGTCATGTCTGCTTTAAAACGATTCGTAACTTAGTGGTCCTAAGGTGAATTCTTTAAGCGTCTGGTAACTCTGCAGGTGCAGCTTCAGCAGTGGCTTTTTCAGCAGCAGCAACCTGTGGTTCGCCCTGCTCTTTAATTCTGTTAATAACAGCTACAACTTCTTCAAATGGATGTTTACCCAATACACGAAGAATCATATTACATTCGTCAACAGTCAATTCAAGTTTGATATTCATCATTCACTCCGATTATTTAGCGGTAATTTTCTTACCAATATTATACTTAGGGACTAAGTCCCACTCATTTTTCTCTTTAAATGCCACAACTTTAATTTGTGACAGAGAAACTTTTGGTTCTGCTTTCGTATTATCTATGATCGTAAGCAAACCCCAATCTTGTAGTAGACCAGCAACAGTGTTTCTGCGTTCTACATCATTAGATGTTATATTCGATTCTTTACCATCCAAAGCAAATAGTTCTTTGAAGTGGACGATAAAATACCTACCCTGTTTATGCAGGATATGGCAAGACTGAAATAGTTTATTTTCTTTTCTAGAAGCAATACCAATCCTAGTTAAAGTCTCACGAATCTTTAAAAAATTGTCTGGTTCTGGGAGAGTAACTTCCAGCATAGAATCTGGAGTCCAGTCATAGTAAATCATTTCGACAGTCATTATTTTCCACCTTTATATAATTTTTCTTCTATCATCTTCAGCTGATCAGGACTCAAAATATCCATGATCTCTTGCGCTCGTTTATTAGAGTATTTATAATACTCCATAACCAGCTGAAGCGATTGACTGTCGGCTTCTTTCTTATACCATTTGGAAAACCGCTTCTTCTTAGAAATACTATTTAGGAAAAAGTCGTTTTGCCAAACTTTGGGTACTCCAGAAACTCGGTTCATTTCGTTCGCATACATTATTGTATCAGCGAAATAACTGAGTCCTCTATTTACCATGAACGGAACATAATCCTTCTCGTTCTGTGGATCCTCTCTAATTAAATCTTTCTTGCCAGAGTTTATTTCATTTAAAAAATCAAATGGATTCATCTTTGAACCCACATTCTTTTAGATCTACAGTAGATGCTGCAAATACCTTTTCAGGAAATTTCTTCTTCAAGACTTGGGTTATCTCTTCTTCGTTTCTTCCTTGAGCCATAAACAAGTTATCAGATAAACGATACATATAAATCATATCATTATGTTTTTCCATCTTAACTTTGATTACAGTTTCATCTACCTTCTCTTCAAACTTCTCTATGAATTTATTCATCTGCCTTTCAGCAAACTTTTCACGAGTATTCCAACCCCATAATGCACCAAGAAGAAAGATAACCATCATTGCGAAAATTACAATTAAGAATTCCATGATGTCCCCTTACTTGAATTGGCATTGAATCATAATCTCAGTCATCGCAGCAACAGTATTTAGTTCATGATCTGCTACGAAAGCAGCTTTGTACTGATAGTCTGCAAGAATTAAAACTAACTGTGGAATACTTTTCGGTTCAAGAAACTCAACTGCTTTATCGTAAAGATCTCGGAACAACTGTGTTGTTTCGATGTCGCTATTTTTAGCAACCCATTTACGAACAGAAGTGAAATCTTTCTCTTTAAGATTCTTAACTAGTTCACGATATGATTCATCAGAAAGATTAACAAGAATTCCACTGTCGATTTTACCAGTAACAGAGTATCGTTGCAATTCATTTAAGATTCTACGATAGTCTGGGAAGTGTCTTGTTACTACTTCTGCTACAACTTTAGGATCGAACTCGATGTTCTCATCTTTAAGAATGTTTGTGGCTCGTTTGAAGAACCCTGCTGCAATTGTTTGCTTATCTTTGTTATCAATCTTAAACTCAACAACTGAACAACGACTATGTAGTGGTTCAATGATTCGGTTTTTAAAGTTACATGTAAAGATAAAGCGACAATTAGCAGAGAACTCCTCAATGAAGCCACGCAATGCTGGTTGTGTTGAATTAGCGTTTAGATAATCCGCTTCATCAAGGATAACTACTTTCTTAGAATCTGTTAGGGAAACAGATGAAGCAAAAGATTTGATCTTTGTCCGAAGGACATCGATGCCAGATTCTTCTGATCCGTTAATCAAAAGATACTCAGCACCAACTTCATTACAAAGTGCTTTTGCTACAGTAGTTTTACCTACACCTGCTGTTCCAGAGAACAGAAAGTTAGGTAGCTGTCCACTAGCGATGAACTCTTTGAATGTTTGTTTAAGACTTTCAGGGAGAATACATTCATCAATAGTTTTTGGTCGGTACTTCTCAACCCAAAGAAACTGGTCACTCATAATATAAAATACCTCAATGGTTACTAAAAGGATTTAGAGGACGATCTGTTCCATCGTCCTCTGGTAACACTACATAATTAGAATTCGAAACTGGAATCTGATTCAACGGCAACGAAGTAGACAAGATCTCCTGATCCTTGGAATCGGCTGATTCGTTTGCTTGAGATTGACACATTATATTCTCCAGGAAGCATCTTTAAGTTTTCAACTTTCAAGTTGACCTTAAATGATTTATCTGTAGTACCCAAGTCAACTTCATAAGAGTTGGCTGTGGCATTTTTCTTGTCGCCTACTACAGCGATAATCTTACTACCATTACCTACGATAGACAAATCTGGAGCACGAAGAACTGAAGCAGTCTTCTGGATCAATGCTAGTGTACTAGCAGTTAGTGTAAAAGTAATCTCTGGATCAGGGAATGTAATTTCTTTCTGAGGAACAGTAAGCACTGATGCTTCAGCAGCAAAATACTTGATGCTGTTACCTGCTTCTTTGATGGTAACAAACTTATCTTTAAAATCCAATTCAGGATCTTCAAATAAAGATAGTGCACCTAAGAATTCATTCAGATCATAGATACCAAATTCGCTAGGAATTGCTTCTGTGATTGAACCAGAAGCCATTACATTTTTCTGCGAAGAGATTGTGGAGATTTTAGAACCAGACTTCAGAAGAAGGTTGCTGTTAATACCAGCAAAATTCTTTAAGAGGTTATGGGTTTCTTTACTTAGTTTCATTTATTTTTCCTTCATTAGTGTTCATAGTAATATGTATAACGATTATACCGTAATGTGTGTGTTTTGACAAATTATTTTTCAACTGAATACTTTATATCATGCTCGTACAAGAACATTAGGCAACACATTGCGTGTGCCAGATGATTCTTACTAGTCTCGGGATCATTTTGCTCTCCCTCTTTCCACGCCCAAAGATGTCTTTGCATTGCGTCAAAGTATCTGCGTTTTGAGTCAGGAACATTCTTCCAATTATCTGGTTCATATTTCTCTGCACCAAATGTTAGAATTTCTACAGTTGCTTTTAATGCAAGTGGTGGTAGTAAACCATATTGTAGTTTACCACCATCAAATTTACGACCACCTGTGGTGGCATTTTGTGACTTCTTTATATCTTCTTTGGTCGCCATATTCTCTCCAAATGAAATGACAAATGGACACTCCGAAGAATGCCCATTTATAACTCACTTATTAAGCACGAGTAAATACAGTAGAACCAGCAACACGATTAGCCAAAGCGACCATCGCACGAGTTGGTTTACCAATACGGTATTTAACAACTTCAGTACCATTCACAACTGCTGGGTTTGAGTAAACACAGTAGCCTTGCTCACGCAAGTTACGGATTGTGGATGCTGGATGAGCAAGACCAAAGGAAGCAGAGATCTGCTTTGCGGTGAATGCTTTACCAGCGTTCAAGTGTTTCAACAACAAGTCTTGTTTAGACATATAATAATAACTCCAAATAACCATCAAATAAAAAAGAGGGAATGGTGATGGCAGAAAAACCATTCCCTCACAAGATCGCTGTTAAACAGCGATTCCATTTGCACGAAGTTCATTTAAGAACTCTGCGTCAGACTGTAATTCTACCTCAACTGGATCACTCTCGGCAATTATCTTTTCCAACTTTGTTACATCATCTGCAACTTTAGTTTTCTTAGACTTTGCATTAGGTGCAGGGAAGTCATAAACACCACGAGAGATTTTGTTTGCAGCATAGAGCCAGTTAGGGTAACCAATTTTCTCACCCTTAGCACCAGTGCGAGTTGCACGCAATTCGTAGTAAACTGCAGCACACTCTTTAAGAGTAATTGTTCCGCCAGTGGCAAGATTAGGACGAACCTCAATTACTGCATCTACGAAACGCTTTTGCGATTTAGACAGATCAGAATACTTCAACATAATATATTTCCTTCAATTAAAATTAAACAGTTTGTGCTTCGACAGGAGTTGCTTCAGTAGGTTGTTCTTGCTCAACAAGAACATCTCCACTAGACACTTTGTCAAACAAGTCAACAAAGGCGAGTCGGGTTGCGTCGTCAAAGCGATTAGTACACAACTCAACTGCTTTCTTCTGATTCTTAAAGATCGAGAATGCTCGAACAATATGGATCAGACGACGAGTAGTGATAGTTTCATCAACACCACCAGCGTCAAAGGTTCGACGGATCGCTTCAGCCCACTTTACAAGAGTGGTTGCAAATTCGTCATCTAAACAATTATACGACTTCATAAGATTGCAGACAATCTTTTTCTCAACTTTCTGGTCAGGGTATTCCTGATTGAAAGTTACTGCAAATCGTTCCAAGAATGCTTCGTTCAGTACATTGGTACCAATATAGCGACCATCGTCTGAACCCTTACCCTTAGTATTTGCAGTTGCAAACAGGTTGAATCCAATTGCAGGATATACCATCTCGTTCTTTAGTTTGAAGTAGAATGGTTTGCCTTCAAGGATGGGTTGCAAGCACAGCAAGGTGTTAGCACCACCAGCATCTATCTCATCGAGCAACAGAGGGATACCCATACGCATTGCCACCATGACTGGACCTTCAACAATCTCGACATTACCATCGACAAGAGTCTTAGAGCCAATCAGTTGATCTTCGTCTGTCATCTTGTTCAAGTTCACACGAATCAAAGGACGACTGTGCTTAGCACAAATCTGTTCGATCGATGTTGACTTGCCATTCCCAGTTGGACCAGAAATATATGCAGGGTAGAATTGCTTGGAAATAATAATCTGTTCCAAGTCTTTATAGTTACCAAATGGAACATAGTTCGCATCCAGTTTAGGAATAAGGGAGTCTGTGTTTGTATAATCCACAATCACACTTTCATTTCGTTCAGGTGCCAGAGCATTGTTTCCAACGACAGGGGCAGTGATACTACCTCCAGGAATTGCATACAAGCCACGACCAATTTTAGTTTTCATCAACCATAAAGGGTATTTGTCTGTCTTCAACTTTGCCATAACTTCTAGCAGTTGCTGGCGATTCACAGTGCTATTTGTTTTAGCATCTGGGAACATCTCATACATTTTATCTTCAAATTTTTGCACGAATGCATTATCAATTTTAGCCATCTTTCACTCCACTTTCATAACGAATAATATAAGTTTACCACAAACTGTAATTAAAGACAATCTTAATATGCAAGATCGTATTCAAAAGCAGTCAACACTTGCTCAACTTCTGGTCGGTTGATTAATCGATTTCCCAACATAATACATTCTGATTCGATGCCATATTCAAAGCAAAGATTGTATAGTTCATTGTCTGTAAATTCATCCCACATATCGAATCCTTTTCAAGTTTATAATCTATTATACCGCACTCTGCAATTAAAGACAAGGGATAACCCCACAGAAAGTAGGGTTACTTTTCCCTTGTAAAAACAACAACTTACGCAACGATCGAGACAAAACGATTCAAGACCACCCTCGAGGACTTCTTAACATCGAGGTATTTGGCAAACTTATTAGCAATAGCCTTAGCAGACATATCACCACCAACCTTCAACTCACCTTCTTCAATTTTCTGTTTAGAAGCAGGAAGCAAGTATAACTCATCACGACCAGTGTTGGGTACGATTGCATAGTCATGCTGACGCAAATCTTTCCTAAACTGTTCAACAAAGTTTAATTGCTCCATACGATTAGTTGTAGTCATGTTATTAGAAATAAACGACTCTAAATTCCTACGACTTGTAGATGTTACATGGAAGCCAACTGTTTTGATATTGTATCGATCTTTGATCAAACGCAACATCACACGAGTCTGTTCATATCCAATGCTAGTGAATTTATACTGTTTCTTTGTGATTGGATCATTCAAGTAGTTTACAAGTTTCACATGTTTAGTCAAACCCTCTGGTGTAGTAATACGAGTGTAGTCTCGCAAACCACCATACTCATTTGGCTGTAATCCATGACCCTCACCATCCGTCAGAGTAATTAAAGACATCTTTTCCACAGCATTGTTACCGATGAACTTGCCGATGTAGTCTGCAAGAAACAATAACGATTCGTTCAATGGAGTACTGTTCAAATCATAACCCTTGCCGAATCTCCATGGCTCATTCAACAAGTGATCAACCATACGATTAAATTCGCTGTTAGTCATTTTGTTATTAAAGAATTCCAACAAGTGATATTGAGAATCAACAAATCCATTAGTCTGTGTATTTTCTACTCTATTGTGATGAGTATAGTTACCCTGATCATAGGCTGAACTAAACGCAAATACCTTATATGGAATTTGAATTCGTTGACAGAACATCGCAAGATTGATCACTTGTTTAACAGTGTCTGAAATAACATCAGCCATTGAACCAGACCAATCAAGTAAGAAAATCATTCCATGATTCTTATCTTCAGGAAGCACTTCAATTTTCTTAAACATATCATTGGTAAGTTTATACGCATGCAACTTACGAATATCTAAATCGCCAGACTTGGATGTGCTGGATCGTTTGTACTCGCTGGCAGACTTCTTCATCTCGAATTCTTTAACAAGATAATTCACAACCCTAGCAGAGTTAGTTTTAAACTTCTGATTGCTTTCTTTTTTATTGAAAACGAAAGTGTCACACCAGTCTTTAGAATAGTTTTCTGTGCATCGTTCGATGTATTGTTCCCATTCTGTTTGTAAGTCTTGTAGAATTTGTTTTGTTGGAACAACTGGATCACGCTGACGACTAAACACTGGTGCATAGTTCATCACAACAGTATCTACATCGGCTAACTCAGACAATCGTTTGCGGAAAGATTCTTGAGTAGTAGACTCTAAATTTTCTTCTACATCAACTGTTGGATCAAACTTTGGAGTGGAGTTCTTAGATTTCTTTGCAGTTTCTACTTCTTCATCAATTTGTTCTTGTGTTTCTTCTGGATCTTCTTCATCGTATGAAGGATCGATATCCCAAGAATCATCGCCATCATCGTACTCGTCGTCTTCTGGCAGATCTTCACCATTCAACTTAAACAATTCGTCAATTTCAGATTGCATCTTTTGACGCTGTTCCTTGGAGTAACCATAAATTTCTTTGGCTAGTTCATATACATCATTTGGTGTATCGCAACGATCTACTCGACGAACATAGAACATTTCAGGTGTGGTAAACTTTACACCACAGTTGAACCCAACTTTGTAGTACAAATTGATTCGATCGATCAAAAGAAGTTTGGACAAATCCTTATCTTGGATTCCAAAAAAGTCTTTTTCGTTTAGTTGTTTATATCCCTGAATGAATGCTTTGCGCAGTCCTGGATATTTGTTCTTGACGAACTTTTCGATACGAACATCCTCGATCACATTCATGTAGCCATGAAGTTTGCGAAAATCTTCCATTTCAAAATATTCATCGGTGGTATAAAGAGCATGACCCACTTCATGACCGATGAGCATTTCCTCTACATCATCAGTCATTTCCTTCCATTGCGGAAGAGTAAGTGTTCTTGATCTGCTCTCAAAAGATGCAGTGTGCACATTGGCACGGATCACATTTAAATTTTCGTTAGCCAACAGGCGAGCCAACAAGTCTTTCGAATTCATCATATAAAATCTCCAGTCGATATAAAGTCTATTATCCCCTAATTCGGAATTAAAGACAATACCCCTTGCAACCCTTGTATCTACAGGGGTCTTAATCCCCTACGATCTGTAGGGTTATATGATAACTGAAAAATCGTTGCGTTTTTCGAACTTAATTACAGATCGAAACTTATCGAATAGCTGGTCACCCTTGTGTGAAATAACAAATACATTAGACTTCTCACCTAGCGTATCCATTAAGGATAGGAAATAGTCAGTGCCATTCGTATCTAGACTTGAGTCGAAGATCTCATCCAACAAGAGTAGGTTTGTATTAACAGAGTTTTTCATCTTGGCAATTTGTCGCCATGTGAATAAGATTGCCAAGTCGATACGCATCTTTTCACCTTCAGAGAAACTTGCATAAGTAAACTCATCACGGAAACGAGAACGAATCTTTTCATTAAAGGATTCGTCTAACTCAAAGTGGATGTATGAATCCATCTGGTTTAGATACTGATTGATTAACTTATTCATGACTGGCAGATACTCACGGATAATGGCAGTCTTAATACCAGTATCTTTCAACAACGCACCAGCAACATCTTGTAATTCTTTATCAGAATCTAGATCACCCTTGCGTGTAATATTGTTTAGTGCGTCTTGTGCTAGTTGTCTTAATTTTGTTTTCTCTTCATTGATGTTGCCAGTGTCAGTCTTAGCGTTTTCAATTTCTGATCTCATTTCTGAGTTTTGTCTATTTAAAATCGTGACTGCTGAGTTGTGTGTAGAGAGTTCAATCGTCTTATCAGCGACCATTTTTGTAATTGAATTAACTTCTTGTAGCTGGCTGTTGAGCTTTGATAAGACTGACTCGAGTTCTTCCACCTTTTTATTATCTTCAAAGATTCTTTTATGAATCTCTCCCAAGACTTTGACCTTATGGTCTTCTCCAATCTCTTGGGTGCATGACGGACAGACATGGTTCTGGTCGAAGAAAACTTTATTGTTTTCACACTCTTCAACTTTACTTGAGAGTTTTGATCGCAGGTGTTTTGCTTTTTCAATGTTAGAATCGAGTTCATCTCTTGATGAAATTTTCTCCCTGAGATTCGTAACCTGATCAGTGATACCGCTGATGAGAAGGTTTGTAGTTCTGATTGTCTCCTCATTACTCGCAATCTTTCCCAGTATCGCATTAATACTTTCTTCCTTTGCGGTCGATAGCGTTTTGATGATTGCGCTTTGCGACTCCACCCTTTGCTTTGCAAGCGTGATTTCGGATTCAACTCTGGTGATTTCGTCCTTCGTAGCATTTTGTTTCTCTTTCAATAACTGATTCATGGTAGAGAAAATTCTAATGTCAAGAATATCTTCGATAACTTCCCTACGCTGAAGAGGAGACAGCTGCATAAATGGTACAAATGAAGCTGATCCTAATATAACAACTTGAGTAAATGTCTTATAGTTCAACTTAAGAATTTGTTGCTCAAGAATCTTTTGATAGTCTCGTGATGCTGCATCTTGATTAACCATCTCACCATTCAACCAGATCTCGAAAACATTTGGCTTTATTCCACGGACAATTTTATACTCTTTTGACCCTATAGAAAATTCAATTTCAACTACAGTATTTTTCTGATTGATAGAATTGACCATCTGACTCTTGTTAATATTCCTAAAAGGTTTATTGAACAAAGCAAAACAAAGAGCATCTAGACAAGTGGACTTACCCTCACCATTCTTACCAATAACAAGAGTGGTTGATGATTTGTTTAGTATTAAGGTATTCGGTTGATTGCCAGTAGAAAGAAAATTCTTCCATGATAATTTTTTAAATACGATCATTCAGCTTTCCATTTCATACCCATAGACTTATACATAAATCTCAGTATAAAATTGGGTTTCTTTTTAGAGATAATAGTTAT